TACTGACATAACTATTCCTTTTCATGCACTTTAATTATTTAACAAGCTACGTACAGTTGACATCATTATAAGAGCATCACGCTCTTTCACTGTATCTGGGATATTTCTAGCAAAAGATTCTAAAGCTTCTTCTATTAAAGCTAGTTCATATTCAGACATTTTAATTTTTACTAACGTTACTTTTTTAGCTTTCATATTTTTTCCTTAATAGTATCTGTCATAACAATAATTATCGTTTGGTTCTTCATCTTCTAACAACCCGTAAGGTTCATTAGGATAGAGAACTACTTTTAAATCTGAATCTAAGTACACACCACATTCAACTTCTTCTTTTACGAAGTTCCAGTGACTAGGTGCTTCACAACCTTCACACGCTAATTTCATTAGTTCTTCATTAGCATGAATAGCTTCGTTAGCATGTACTACGTGAATGAATTTGTGTTCTGGTTTTAGTTTGTAGGCTATATGCATAGCTACCTCCAAATTAAAGCTGGCATTACACCAGCTGCGGCTATTACAACTACTGGGTTTATTCGTAGGTAATGATTAAAGACGCTCTGAAGTCCTTATTACCAATCGGATTTGCTACTTTGCTGAGGCAATTGCTTATAGCTCTGCCCCTACTATCATTAACATTCTCTCCTGCCGTAAATACTTCCATTTCGTTATCACAATGCCAATCGAATATACCTTCAGATACTGAATCATAACTACTAGTAGATGATTTCATTTCAGGATACAGATGACGTATTTTGTCCATTGATTTAGTAAGGTTAAGCTTAACTGCTTTAGCGTATTTTCTTAATGTCTGCATGTCATACCCAAATTGAGTATTACCTGTATCCATAAAGCCGTTTCTAACTAAACCAGTTTGCTTATATTGACCGTTTTGCTTAACTACATCAGCCTTTGTTGACTGATTAAAACCTAACGTATACTTAGCATATTTAAACTTAGCTTTAACCTCTTGCAGTTCGTCAGGAGTAACTATCTCTAGCAGTTTGTCAGTGTTTAATTCAACACTAACCCATTTACGTCCAGCAAGACTGTGACTACTTACCCATTCGTGATGACTAAGCCTGCGTATAAGGTCATTGTAAAGTTTAATGCCTAGGATTTCGTACCAATAGATTCCGTTTGTGTCATTATCATTCAAGTAATTGAACCATAACGCTCTCCAAAACCTAATAATATCGTCTTTCCTGTCAGGGTATTTTTCTAGTATAAATTTACCGGGAAACTCAAGTTTTCCACGTAACAGTTGTTCACGCATAAATAATTCCTAATGTAATTAGTTTATTGCTATCCTTTTGAATTTTCTTTTCGCAGAAAGTATAGGCAAAGTATTACTGCCACTGCGTTTAAATACGAACCTTCTAATACTGCGATTGTGTTAAAGATACCTGCTGAGTGCCAAAGTAAAACCATAATATTATCCTTGTTAAACTAAAATTAAGGGAATCTTACGACTCCCCTAATATTATTTATTACAGTTCTAACTCGGCTTCTGATATGGCTTCAGTCGCTAAATCTAAATCTTTTGCTGCTTGGGTTTCCCCACGAACAAACTCAGATTCAAGATTGTTAGCTGTAATTTCAGCTGTGTTAATAACTACATTAAGTTCTGATTGCATAACCTCTAAGGCTTCTTTAATCAGTTCTATGTTTGCAGGTTTAGCTTCTACTATTACGTTGTTGTTACGGCTGTAATAGCTTGGATTACCGAAGCCTCTTACTAACTGGTCAAGTACTTCTAAGTTAAGACCTGTATGCGCTAATAGTAACGCTTTATGCTCTTGACAAGCATATAGGATACCTGTTGCTAACTGATACATTTGGTCTACTTGAGTACCGTATCCGTAACGGTGACTTGCAGGCCATACACGGTTAGTTCGTGTCTTAGTGTTATGGATAGGAGTAGAGCTAATGATTTCAGCACACTCGTTAATTAGGTTTTCTAACTTCTGAGTTTGCATAGCGTTTACTTGAAGGTTAACTCTAGCGTTGAATAAGGTAGGACTTGATTCTAACTTGAGTATTGCTTCTAACTTACCTCGTTCAGCTGCTTCTTTAACTTTAGCTGTGTTAGCGGCAACTGTTTCGGCTACTTTTGCTTTAAGTTGTTCTAGGTTTAGTGTAGTCATTTTATTTCCTTTTGTTTGATTAGTGTATTTGTGTGTATATAAATTTAGGTGGTGTTAGTTGAGACTGATTTTGAAAAAAGTTTAAAAAGTAGTGTAATTAACCACTATTTAGTCAAATTGACCAACTGGTTTTTAGTGTAATTTTGGTAGGATTTTGGTGAAATTAACTATGATTATTCTATCTTATGTACACGCTAAACTATTGATTATAGTATGGAACACGGTACGAATGGATTCTATCTTAGGCGTTAAGCTAAGCTAACCTAGAGTTAGGTCAGCCTAGTTTTACTTTGTTTCTGGTTTCTTATACTCATAGCTTCCTAAGTATACGTTAGTTACTTTAACTCGGTCTAAATCCAAGTTAGCTAACAACCATTTTTGAATATCGTCAATGCAAGCATAAGGTTTCTTTAGCTTGACATATTTTTCGCTATTCATAACTTCATATTCAGCTTTATCTAGCATTTCTGATAGATTGAAAGCAGTCTTAACTATGTACACTTCTGATGTACGATAGTCAGACCACTCTCCTTGGCTAAGCTGAAATCTGTCACCTACTTGAAATAGGTTACGCATTCACTCTCCTTAATTTAAATTCCTCATCTCCGCTAATTTAGCTTTGACTTCTGTTGCTTCAGTAATTACAGCATCACTTATTTTGGCATTAAGCCTAGATGTTCTTTCGATCAATGCTACATAGTGTACGTCTGACAAATGCTCTACTTCGTCATTACCCATCTTGCTTAACGTCTCTACACTACGCATAAAGCCGTAATAAGCCAATATTGCTACTACTACTACAATGATGATTGCTAAATCCATGATATTTCTCCAATAAGTTAAGTTAAGCCTGACTACTATTGATCAAGCTTATATGTTTGTTTAGATGAACTGTACGACTCCGCTAGTCAATACAATATAGCTACGTTTAATTGATGCTTTAGTACGTTGACATACTTTAGCTGCTTGTCTTTTTATTGCTTGAGTTTGAGTTCTGCTTAATTCATGTTTAATCACTTGAGTTACCTCTAGTTAAAGTTAATCACAATGCAAAAGCTCTACGTCAACTCTTGCTTAATCACAATGCAAAAGCACTTGCTATCTCAACAGGTGTGAATGTTTCCTATCTTTAGAGGTGTGAGATAAAAATAAGCTAACCGTTAGGTTAACTTATTTAGCGTAGCTAGAGACTGTCTAAGTCTCCTTCGACAGATTTCACATCTTCGAATCCTAGTGCTTGCAGGACTTGTCCTGTTACACGCTTACCATTTGGATGGTCGTTAAGGCGTATGCCTGACACTATAGTGTTGTTATACACTACACCGAATGCCGTATTACGGCTAACACCTGAAGACTGAAGGTTTGAGTATTGCTTTGCGATATTTGAGATTAACTTTGACATGTTGATTCCTAAGGTTGATTAGTCATCTTGTTAAAGCAAAGAAATGGGACTCAACGGACGAAGTACGGGGGGGTCACATTTGCAGAAGTTGCAGAAGGAGGAGTAATACACTCGTAAAAAATAAAACATATTTTTGTATAAAATTTTTAGTATTGCCCTCGTAAAAAATAAATAATATTTTCCCATAAAATTTGTCTCACTATCCCCTCTAAAAAATAATAATAAAATCTCTTATGAGATTTTGAGTACCGCCACGTAAAAATAATGATTTAGAGTATATAAAATACTGTATAAATACACAGTAGATGAGAAGTCCTCTGCAAGATAATGCTTAATTCTTACAGAGGGGTTAGGGGTTATAGATATTTGTTTTTTTCATACTTAGTAAACGCCTCCATAAAAAGTTTATAGAGTTGTTCAAAAGTACAGTTGTCTAAATCAAACATAAAATTTCCTCCATAGGTTGCTCGATTCGGGAGTAGTTTAACATTGTTTAAATAGTAGTCAAATTTTACTGTATAAGCGTACAGGTAGATAAGCGAGTTTTAACAGAGAGAATTACGCCTAAAAAGTAGTCTGTTTTGCGGAAAATGCTAACGGCCAATATAAAACCCTAATTGTAAGTTAGAAGGGGTGAAATTGAGTACGATTTTTAGTGTGTTTTAGTAGGGTAGATTGGGCAAGTAGATTTGAGGGTAGAAAATGCTAACAGTTAGGTAAAATTAAGGTGTTTTGTGTACATTTAAATAAAAAAAGTTTACATAAATACAAGTTTGTGTATACTTTTAGGTATTGTAGTTTACAAAAGGTAAAAATAATGAGCACAACAACCCGTTTATCAGAAAAATCAATAGAAACTTTGAAGTTTCTTAAAAAAGAATTAAAGGCTAAGTCTTACGAAAAAGTTATAGAGAAACTGGCTAATGAGCATCTTAGAAATAACTATGCAATTAGCAATTCAGGTTACTTTTCTGTAGGAGCAGTAGTTTACCTAGAAGGAAAAACAGTTGTTATAGAAGAAGTAGATAAAGTAAAAGTAAAATTTAATAACGGGTCTGAAATTTTTAACGGTAGTTTAGCTTGTTTAAATATGAAAAAATTAGCAGACAGCGTAAAAGAATATAAAGGAGTTATTGAATGTTAGAACTAGATAAATTTGCGTTACTTACTATGACTTATACAAATGACGGATTTGAAGAGCTTAAAAAGAATATAAAAGAAAACGGTCAACATGTTCCGATTATATTAAGAGAAGGAAAAATACTTGATGGTAGACATAGAGATAAAGCTTGCAAAGAATTAGGAATGCAAACTAAAGCTGAAGAAGTAGGTGTAATATCAGATGAAGAAGCTTTAGACATAGTAATAAGAAACGCAATACAAAAAGATACAAACTCAGAAGCAGCTAAAATAGAAGCTTATTTAATTTGTAGTGCAAAAAACATAACAAAAACTGAAATGCCTAAAACATTTAAAAGACTAAACAGAAACTACGTAGATAAAATAGCTTTTATAGAAAAAGAAAACCCAAAATATTTACAAGCACTGCTAAAGCACAAACAAGTAAGACTTTATAACAAAGAATACGACAAAGTAGAAAATTATGGAACAATTAACGGAATATGGAAAACGCTTAAAGCTAATAAGCAGTTAGAAGATGAAGTAGTTGTAGTTGAAACAGAATCTTCAGTAGATGCTTCTCCTCAACACACAGTAGATGTGAAAACTGTTTTTAATAACAGCAAAGCAGAAAAAGAATACTGGGATTTATACTACTTAGGAAAAGAAGAAGGAGTAAACTTTCATCCTAATTCTCCATTAGGTAAAAAACTAGTAGATTTAATTAAAATAAAGTATGTAGATAATTCTTCTTGAAGCTAGTAAAAAATTACGTAGAATAATATAAACTAAAACAATTCAAGTAGTTAGAAATGGAAGAAGAAGACAATTTAACTTATGAAGAAATTATGGAAATTCTGCAACAAGAATTAACAATAATGAATGCAGAAGATGACGAAGATGAAGACGAAGATAGTGAATACAAAGATTTAGACTTTAATAACTAAATTTGCCTTAAAATTGAGCTGTGTTAGTATTATAAAATACACAAACTTACATACAAATAGTTATGACACAGCTTATTACACTAGAAACACTCAAAGAAGCCCTACCTAATCGTAAAAATAATATTACTCAAGAAGCAGTAGATATTATTAACGACAGTATTAATGAACCCGAATTTCAGGGTGAAGACTTATTAAAAACTGCCATAACTTATGAGTCTGTTCTAAAAAGAAACAAAGCCTCTATTCAAGAATATTTAAATGCTATAAGATTTTGTGCTTATTTAAGTACGGAAAACAGTACGTTTATCGAAGCTTACTCAAAAGTGTTTTCAGATAGAGACTTTGTTAAAGAACGTGTAGGACAGCCTACAAAGAGTTCTAAGTACATAGAGCTATCTAGTGCAGCTTCTAGGTACAGAAAGTCTAAACTAGTCGTAGATATTCTTACAGTAAGCCAAGTACCCTTAGATTTATTGTTTTCTGGATACCGATATAAAGCTATTGGTGTTTTAGCTGATGTTATGGAAAACGGTAGATTTGATAGAGATAGAGTAGCAGCAGCTAAAGAATTGTTAGCAGCTACTAAAGGTCCAGAAAATGTTAAGATTGAATTAGATGTAGGAATGAAAGAATCTAGTGCAGTACAGCAGATGAATGATCAGCTTGCTCAAATGGCAGCAAGACAAACAGAAATGTTAAAGAGTGGAGCTTCTACTTTAAATGAGTTTGGTTCTATGAGAGTAAAAGATGATGATGCTATTGATGCAGAATATGTAGATGTCGATGACAAGTGAGAAAAATGTAATGGGTGAAATTAAAACGTTTGAAAAAAGCGATTCTGTTAAAAATGCAGTAAGCAAAGCTGTATCAAATGTTAACTACATACCTAGTGAAATAGCTCTTAAATTTATTAACTTCATAAGAGCAACAGGAAATGAAGAATTTAGTTCTCCTGAAATCCACTACAAAATGGCTGACAAGTTATTTAGCCCTCTCAAAGAAGATAAGAACGTATTAGAAGAATGTTGTCGTGGTGTTGGAAAATCTACCATAGCTGAATATGCAGTTATATTTGCAGCTGCTATGGGAGAATGGCCCGGATTTGGTAGATGCCCTTTTATAATATTTTTAGGTGCAAGTGCTGAAGGTAACGTTAAACAATTCTTTAAAAACATAGCTAGTAAAGTATCGAATTCGGAGTTTTTACAGCAAGTAGTTAAAGTACAAAGAGTTACTGATAAAGAAATAGAATTAGTAAATGCTGACAGTGTAAAAATGTTTGTTGCTGGTAAAGGAATGAACGTTAACTGGCGTGGCGCTAGATCGCCAGACGGTCATAGACCTAGTTTGCTTCTTGCTGATGATATACTTCATAACGATTCAGCAACTTCAGAAACTATAAGAAAAACTATAGAAACTAATTGGTTTGCAAGTGCTTTACCTGCCTTAGCTCCTAAACATAAAATAATTTACATAGGTACACCAATCAGTGAAAACGATTTACTGCACAAGCTAAAAAATAGCGGTAGTTATAGTGTAATGAAGTTTCCTTTGTGCAATAAGTTTCCAGTACCTAAAGAAGAATACAATAGCGTATGGCCTGATAGGTTTACCTATGAGTATGCTCTTGATATGTACAGACAGTTTAAATCAGCAGGTACTACTCAGCTGTTTTATCAAGAATACATGTTAGAAGTAACTGACTTAGATACTTTGCTTGTAGAAGAAGAAGATATTCAGTGGTTTGATCCTTCATTGATAAAGAAAAATAAACACAATTATAATTTCTACATTACAACCGATTTTGCTACAAGCGTTAAAAAATCTGCTGACTACTCCACTATTGGGGTTTGGGCTGTATCTAGCAATAACGATTGGCTGCTAGTAGATGGTCAGTGTTTGCGTCAAAGCATGAAACAAAACATAGATGATACTTTTAGATATGTAAAAGAATGGAATCCAATTTCAGTAGGAATAGAAAGTTCAGGACAGCAAGGTGGATTTATATCTATCATGCAAGAAATGATGATGAAACTGAATATATGGTTTACGTTTGCTAAAAAGCCGGGAAGTAAAGATTTAGGAATTAGACCTATAAGAGATAAAGATCATAGATTCGTTACTGGTGTACAACCTAAATTTAAACAAAATAAAATATGGTTTCCTAAACCAGAAATAGTAGCTAAACAGTCTCCTAAGCTATTTGCTTTAGTAGAAGAAATGACAGCAGAACTTAGTAAATACACGTTAGCAGGAGGAGTTAAGAAGCTAAATCATGATGATGCTTTAGATTTACTTAACCAACTCTCAGAAATGGAATTGTTTATACCTTCTGTAGATGGTCCTACGTTTAGCAGTGAAGAATCAGTAGAAAAAGAAGAATGGGAATCAATTTGGGGAGATATTGATGATAATGATGATGAAATAGGAAATACAAGTACTGTTTTTTAACAGTTAATATGATATATTTGACAAATAAATAAATAAAAATCAAAAATTAACAGAGGAAACTATGTTAGTAGAAGATGTAATACATCTAGCTCGTTATAGCGAGTTAAATAGTTTGTCTGTTAAAGATAACACTCCTGTTATAATTTCATTTATAAATTTAGGTTTGATACAGCTGTATAAAGAGTTTGCTTTAAACAGAAAAGAAGTAGTTATAACAATCGAAGCAGAAAAAACTCTTTATACTCTTCCTGAAGATTACATGTACTATTCGTTAGCTTTTCAAAAAATAGAAAAGAATAACAAAATTATAAATGAAGACGTTCCTATAAACGATTCTAGTAGAGAAGACAGTATATTTTTTCCTTCTTTTAATGAAGTTCAAATACCAGAAAACTTAGATTTAAAAGAATTAACTTTAGTCTATGTAACTAAACCTCCCACTTATACTGTTGATACAGTAAAAGAAACAATAGCTTTACCTGATGTGCTAATAGATTGTTTGTTACATTATTTAGGATATAAAGGACATTTGGGCGTTAGAAGTGATGGACAGTCAGAAAACAACTCTCATTATCAAAGATATAAAAGAAGTGTTTTAGAAGCTAAAGATATGGGTTTAGGGTTATCAACTGAATATTATAAAGAAATAAACAGAATAGTGGATAAAGGTTTTGTATAAAATTTTGCAAAAGTACTGCAAACTTACATTAATCAACTTGATGCGCTTTAGCGCGAGGAAAACACATGAGTTGGACAATAGACGCAGGGGATTGGGTTAAGCAGCTATCTAGCCCATTTTACAATGGTTATTTGCCTACTAAGGTTATCGGCGACCCAAGTAATTTTCAGTTAGCAGCAGGAAAGTTTAGCTATAGGCGAGTTGACCCACATCTTGTTTATCCGCGTCCTGATAACGAAACAGCGGCGTGGACAAAGCACCGCAGACACCACCCAAGCATTCCTTATGAAATACCTGTTGGTATTAACTTCGGCTCTGGTCTGATGATGTTTGAGTTGGTAAGTGGTCCTACTGGAATGGTAGTTGGGTCTTGGTTATCGGTTGATGGGGATAAACTCGTATTTAATGACGACTACGGTTGCGTGAAATCGGATAACCCTGTAAATGGCACATATCCAATTACGGTTAGAGTGCATTTTCAAGACGACCACCCACCGATGGATGTTAGCTGGACGCTAGAAGTTACCGAATTAGGCACTATTTTTATCGATCCAG